TCCGCGGCATCCCGGCGTCTGAGCCAGAGCGCTTCCGGGGTACACAGTGGCACGGCATGTGGGCAGACGAGTTGTGCGCGTTCGAGTACATTGACGACGCGTACGACCAGATTCAGTTCACACTGCGTTTGACTGACCCGCGCATAGCCCGTGTGCAGTCGATCATCACCACCACGCCAAAACCACTGGAACTTATCACAGACCTGAACGAGGGCAAGGTGGGTGGCGACGTGTACGTGTCCAGAGCCTCCTCATACGACAACAGGGCCAACCTGTCGTCGACGTTCTTCAAACAGCTTGAGGCCTACGAGGGCACGGACTTAGGCAAGCAGGAGATCTACGGCGAGATCTTGGACCCCGAGAACGCGGGTATTGTCAAGCGCAGGTGGTTCAGAAGTTGGCCCGCGCACAAGGCGACACCAACACTGGAGTACGTGCTGGTGTCATACGACCCCGCAACGAGTGAGAAAACACACAACGACCCGACCGCGTGCATCGCGCTAGGTGTGTTCGAGCAAGATGACTTCGCGACAAGTTGCATTTTGCTAGACGCGTGGGACAACCACCTGTCGTACCCTGAGTTGCGCCGCAAGGTGATCGAGGACTACAAGGAAGTTGTGTACGGCGCGGACAACACGTTCGCAAAAGGCAAGAAAACGGACCTGATCCTCATGGAAGATAAGTCGGCGGGCATCTCTTTGATCCAAGAGTTGCAGGCCGCGCACCTGCCGGTGAGGTCATACAACCCCGGACGAGCAGACAAGGTGCAAAGGATGAACATTGTGGCGCCGCTGATTGCGAAAGGGCGGGTGTATATCCCCGAAGACCCAGAAAACCCGGGCGAGGTAGCCCCATGGGCCAAGCGTTTTATTCGCCAAGTGTGTTCTTTTCCCGAGGCCAAGGGCCACGACGACTACGTTGACGCATTATCTCAGGCCCTCCGCGTCTTGCGCGACTCAGGGTGGCTCCAATTGGACCCACTACCGCCAAGAGATTACGCACACGCAGACGACATAGCGCGAAACAGGGCCTATAACCCTTATGCCGCGTGATTTTCGGGCACAAACACCCTGATTTATGGGTGATTGGTTATAGGAGGCCCCTTGAATGCACAGTTCATCGCACGCAAAAGAGATCAGGCAGTGTGGTTGCAGTATGTGCCGTGGTATTCGAGCACGTAGCGAGTCATTTTCTGTGTGGGGCAAGGTTAGAGCAGGGTATCGGAGCATGTTGAAAGACATTGTTAGGGGCGGGGACCTTGAAAACTACAACAAAATTTTGAAAAACCGAGATTACGATGCTTAATCCAATTAAAACACCGACACAAATGATGTATGAACAAGCCGGAATACCGCACTACGGCAAGGGCGGTGATGTTGTTGGTCAGTTTGCAAGCCGAATCCAAGACGCAATTCGCAAATACACAAAGGCCGTGGGTAAGCCGCCCTCTGCCGAAGAAGTAAAACAACTAGAAGACCACATTAGGTCGCTTTCTAAGCCAACAGGCAACGCGCCGCAGACAATGGCGCGCACACAACAACAAACCCCGTTTTCAAACCAGCTTGTTGACGCCTCAGGTCGCCCGTACCCCGCAGTGACCACACCAGAGGGCCGAACAATCACCCCAGAGCGTGCCAAGGGCATGACAACACGCGAGACAATTGGCCCGTTCCAAGGTGTGCCTAGCCAGTTTGACATGACGCCAATGAACATCAAGGCGCGTGCGTACCCCAAGGGCCAGTTTCAGAACGCGTTTCCTGAAGACGAGTTCATGTCCATGGCAAACACAGGACGCACGTCCAACCGCACATGGAACAAGTCATTCACGCCGTCAACTGAAGAATTGGCAACGCGCCAGCAGTTAGGTGAAGAGGCAATGGACCTGTCAGACGACGCAATGGGTGGTCTTGACACCCTGCGCGCCACAGAGGGCGACATTCCGCAGATGACCAGCGCCAGCGCGCCGTTTGCTGAACGTTCCGCACAGCTTGAGGGTCCCGGACTGGAAAAACTGACAGACGAGATGTTGTTGGGCAAGCACGGCGCTTTGGTGGACAAGGTGGTCGCTGACTTCAAGGCCCGCGGCATTGAGCCAGACCAAGAAGACATTGTCAACGCGATCAACGCGATGATTAACCCCATGCGCCACAACTACACTGGCACAAACCCAATTGCTCAACGCCCTATGCAGGGCCGTGGCCCAGCAACCGCAGAGATGAACGCGTGGCGTGACGAGGCCCGCATGTCTGGTCTGCCAGAGACGGTGGTGACTAAGCACCCGTCGGACTGGAAGCCACAACAACAGCGTGATTATTTGCTCGACACCGAGCCAGCACAGCGTGCGCCGTTTGCGCAAGACTGGCAGATGCAAGAGTTGGAAGACAGGCGCCGCCGAGCCGTTCAAGGCAAGGCAGAGGGCGGCTACATGCAGTCGCCCCGCGACATGCAGGCCGAGATGATGGTCCGCGGTTACGCTGGGGGTGGTTACACACAAGAGCCTACACAAGAGGACATACTGAACTACATTCGCAGTGGCGGCTCAAGAATGGGCACCTCGGCTGAAGAGGTGTTGATGCGCAACATGGAGCGCCGTGAGCCGTCCATGAGCGAGTACAAAGCATCGCCACGTGAGCGCATCTCTTCACTAGGCCAAGAGTTCTTAGAGAAATCTGGCATGGGCCGCTACAAGGCACGCAAGATGGCTGACACTGTAGTTGGTGGCCCTTCTAGCAACCTGCCCGGCAATTTTGGTTTGGCCGACATTGCAACACTCAACCCCGCTGGCGCCATGGCCGTGGCCCCAATGTACGCGTCAGAAACAGGACACTATTTGGCCAAAGGCGATCCAGTTGGCGTTGGCATGAGCGCACTGGGTATGTTGCCAATGGCTCAACCAATTCGTAAAGCATACAGAGGCTTTAACCAATAATGCAACCAATTATCCCAATTCAAAAGGGCGGTAACCTGTCCGCGTTGTCTTACGCAGAAAACGAGACAACCAAAGAGGTAGACACGGAACAAGAAGTTCAGGATCTGGCCAACGCGCTGGACTTGGACATTGACGACGTGGAGTCCGAGATTATTGAGTTGGAGGATGGCTCGGTTGTGGTCAACATGTTGGACACACAGAAGCCGTCAGAGAACCCAGAGTTTTATGCCAACTTGGCAGAAGAGATGGAAGACAGCGTTCTTCAGTCTTTGTCTTCAGAGTACTTGGACCTTATCGACGTGGACCGCGAGTCACGCAAACAGCGTGACAAGCAGTACGAAGAGGGCATTCGCCGCACTGGTCTGGGCAACGACGCCCCCGGTGGTGCAACGTTCCAAGGCGCGTCCAAGGTGGTGCACCCGATCATGGCAGAGGCCTGCGTTGACTTTGCGGCCAACGCGTCTAAAGAGTTGTTGCCGGCCGACGGTTTGGTGCGCACGTACATCAAGGGTAAGGCAGACCAAAAGCGTTTGGACACAGCACAGCGTAAGGCCAACTTCCTGAACTGGCAGTTGACCGAGCAGGTTGAAGAGTACCGCGACGAGATGGAGCAGTTGTTCACACAGCTTCCCCTTGGTGGCTCACAGTATTTGAAGTGGCGTTTTGATAAAGACCTCAACCGCCCAGTGCCCGAGTGGGTGCCGATTGACAACATTCTGTTGCCGTTTGCGTCTACCAATTTTTACTCGGCCGCGCGCATTACAGAACAGCAAGACATCACAGAGGACATGTTCAAGCAACGTGTCGAGATGGGTGAGTACGTTGACATTGAGTTGTACACAACCGACGTCAACGTGGACGAGCAGACACAGGCCAAGAAAGCCAACGACAAGATCGAGGGCATCACAGAGCCGTCTAAGAACGTGGACGGTTTGCGACGTGTGTACGAGATCACAACGTTCTTGCGTTTGGACGACGACCCTCTGACAGAGGGTGCACGCGCGCCGTACATTATGACGATCGACGAGACAAGCGGCAAGGTTGTTGCTTTGTACCGTAATTGGGCGGCTGGCGACACACGCATGCGCAAGCTTGATTGGATGGTCGAGTACAAATTTATTCCTTGGCGCGGCGCCTACGCGATTGGCATGCCACACCTTATTGGTGGCCTGTCTGCCGCACTGACTGGCTCATTGCGCGCCCTGATGGACGCGGCGCACGTGAACAACAGCCAGACCATGTTGAAGCTAAAAGGCGGACGCATTGGTGGACAGTCGGACCGCATTGAGCCAACGCAGGTCATGGAGATCGAGGGTTCGCCCGGCGTGGACGACGTACGCAAGCTGGCCATGCCACTGCCGTTCAACCCACCGTCCTCGGTGCTGTACAACCTGCTTGGTTGGTTGACTGACGCGGCTAAAGGTGTTGTGAAGACCAGCGAGGGCCGTATTGCTGACATGAACAGCAACACACCGGTTGGCACAACGCAGGCAATGATCGAGCAGGGCTCGAAGGTGTTCTCAAGCATTCACGCACGACTGCACCGCAGTCAGGCTAAGAGTCTGCAGATTCTGTCTCGTCTGAACTGCTGGTACTTGGAAGACATGGACAACCAGTCCGGCGCCGAGATTGCGGTTGAGGACTTTGAAGACAACTCAGACGTCAGCCCGATCTCTGACCCTAACATCTTCAGCGAAACACAGCGCTTGACACAGGCGCAGTTGGTAATGCAGTTGGCAGACAAAGCGCCGCAACTGTACAACATTCGTGAGGCGCACATGCGCGTGATGAAGTTGATGAAGGTGCCTGACATTGAGAAGGTCATGCCTAACCCACAGGGCTCGGTTGAAAGTAACCCCGCGCTGGAGAACGTGCAGATGACCATGGGCCACGCGGCCGCCGCGTTCCCAGACCAAAGCCACATCGACCACCTGAAGGTGCACTTGGCGTACATGATGGACCCCGCGTACGGCGGCAACCCGCTCATCAGCCCCGGTGTGACGCCCATGATGTTGGAACACATCAAGCAACACCTGACACTGCACTACCTACAGTCTATGCGCAACTACGTGTCGCACGCCGCCGGTGGTGAGGACGCATTCAAGTTGAATGAAGAGCGCAAGTTGGACCAAGCCGCCCAAGAGGCGTTGGCCATGGCCGCACAGTTGGTCAACCAAGACGCAGAGAAGACGTTTGAAGGCATCAACCCGATCATCCAGCAGTTGGTGCAACAGATGCAACAGGCTAAACAGTCCCAGATGCAAATGGCCGTAATGGCAGACCCAACATCTCAGGCATTGATGCAAACACAAATGGCCGAGACAAAGCGCAAGACAGAAGAGGCGCAGGCTCGATTCCAGTTGGAGCGCGAGAAGATGGAAGCCGAGATGGCGGACAAGGTGCGTGACATGCAGGCCAAGTTGGCAGAGATTCAGGCCAAGCTTGGACTACAGCAACAGTTAGCCGACCAAGACAACGCGGCCAAGGTGGCGATTGCGGACATTAACAACTCTTCCAAAGAGCGTGTGGCCATGATCAACTCAGACCAAGCGTTGAGCGCACAACAAATTAAACAACAGCATTCACAAGAGATGACTGCGTTGGAAGCAGAAAGCCAAGCGTACGCGGATTTGCGTAAGCATGGGTTAGACCAAGCGCAAGCAGAAGAGCAACGTGCACACGATGCGGCGATGCAGGCGCAACAACAGTTGGCCCAAGCGGTTCAACAAGCACAACAACCAACAGGAGCACAGTAATGGCAACAGATAACAGCAACATCGGCTTTCGTAAAAGCTACATGATGACAGGCAAGCCCGGCTACGCAGGTGGCCCCGGTTCACCCGTAGAAAAAGGACCCTCTGGTTCAAAGATGGCCCCTAAGGCCCCCTTGTACCAAGTACCGCCCGTAAATAGTCGCGGTTTAAAGAAATAAGTTAGGGCGTAAGTACACACTTTTGTGTGTACTTAGTTATAAGGAGGGTTTTTGATGAAAGACCCGTTGTATGAATCGATCTTCAAGATCAAAGAAGCTGTTTTGTTATTGCAAGACGGCGTTTTGAATGGGGTCGATAGCTGGGACAAATACAACCAGCTAGTAGGAAGAGGCCAAGGTCTGAAAGAGGCTTTGGATATTATCAACAGTGTCCTGCAAGAGGACGAGGAATCTGACAATGACAGAGAGCAAGTACCAAGTAGATGGTCGGAGTGAAGCTGACTGTTTTCCGGCCGTTGATCCGGGAATCAAGCTTAAAGGCAACCGAATCGTAGTTCAACTGCGAAAAGCCAAAGACGTTTCAAAAGGCGGCATCATTTTAGTTAATGATACAAAGGCCACCGAAAAATGGAACGAAGTGATTGCAAAGGTGGTGGCAGTAGGCCCCTTGGCATACAGAGATCTCAACACACTGCAACCGTGGCCAGAAGGCGCATGGGCAGAACCCGGAGATCTTGTTCGTGTGATCAAGTACGGCGGCGACCGCTGGGCAGTTCCACACGGCGACGGCGAGGTTGTGTTTATCATTTTGCAAGACCGCGAGGTTATTTGCTCAATTGATAATTTTGAAACCGCGAGGACAATGTTCCCCGCATTTGTTGAATAAAGGATTTCGTTATGAAATCAGTGCAAAAAGCAGAAATGCAAGCTGGCGAAGACATCGCCATTAAAGAACGTGATGATGGTAGCGCATTAGCGGCCATGGAAGATCATGTAGACCCGTTTGAGGGTTCGGATGATCAAGACTCATCTCAAGACAACGAAGATGAGAATGGTGACACACAAAGCATGGCCGAAGGCGGCGATGTTGAGGATGACACCGAAGAAGACAGAGAGGCCCTTCGAGCCGCGCGTCGTGAAGAGCGACGCCTAAAGAAGGACCTGACGAAGCAACGCGAGGTTAGCGCAAAGCATAAGATCAGTTCGCTGGAACGCCGCAACGAGACCCTTGAGCGCCGGTTGGCCCAAGTGGAAAACGCCGCAGTAGGATTCCAGTTTGCACAGATCGACCGCCTGTTGGAAGACGAGGCAACGCGCGTTGAGTACGCAAAGATGAAGGCAACGCAGGCCGCGCAGGCGGGCAACGTGGCCGAGCAAATGGAATACATGGAGCAGTTCCACAACGCCAAGACAAAATTGGCGCAAGTGCAATTGCTTAAACAGCGTCAGTTGGAAGAGGCCAAACAGCCCCGTAACAACGTGCCGAACCCTGCAACTGAGGTTGTTCAGGAAAACGCAACGCAATGGTTGAATTCAAACCGCTGGTATGACCCCAGTGGTAAAGACACAGACAGCCGCATTGCCAAGGTAATTGACAACGCGCTGGCTAGCGAAGGTTGGGACCCAGCCGACCCAGAGTATTGGGACGAGTTGGACAATCGATTGAAAGAACGTTTACCCCACCGGTACACGAGCAAAATGACAGGCGGAGACCGTAACCGCCGTAGCGGAACCTCAAGTGGTCGCACAGACGTGAGTGGTAGTGCTGTAAAGAACACCTTCACACTGAGCAGAGACCGCGTGCAGGCGCTTAAAGACGCAGGGATGTGGGACGACCCATCCAAGCGTGCTAAAGCGATCCGAAGCTACGCAGATTTTGACCGTAAGAACCGAGTAACGAAATAAGGGGTAAGACATGGCTAACAATCGAATTACACGAGATTTAGACGAGCGCCTGCAAGGGCGCGTAGAAGAAATTAAGGCGAGGAACGAAGTGTCTTCGCCCGAAGAAGCAGTGAAGCGTGAAAGGCTGGAGGCTTTTCGGGACAAATGGTCCAACAACGCACTGCCGGACGTGCCGGGTGGGTTAGTGCCCGGTATGCACCTCTGCTGGTTGTCTACAACCAACCAGTATGATTCAATCGACAAACGCATCGCGTTGGGTTATGAGCCAGTGAAAGCCGCCGAATTAGGAAAAGGCTTTGAACACTTAGGCAAAATGAGCTCGGGCAAGTTTGAAGGTTGTATATCTTGTAATGAGATGATCTTATTCAAGATCCCGGAAGACATTTATCAGGAAGTGGCAAAAATGCTTCACCACGATGATCCTTTGGAACACCAGCGCAACATCACGTCGCAGGTTCGTTCACAGGCTGAAGGTGGTAAAGGTGGACGCTCCATTCTGGAAGGTGGCCTCTTGGAGATGGAAAAAGATGCACACAGAGCCGCACATAACTTGCGGTTTAGTTAAACAACTTTAAGGAACCAATAAATGAGTGCAACTTACACTCCCTTTGGCCTGAAGCCCGTATATCATCCTAGCGGCATTATCCGTTCATTAAACTACACCGGTGCATACGACACTGCGGCAGTTTTTTACAGCGGTACCCCTGTCTCTTTTGATGAAGCAACGACTGCAGGCACATCTACTCTCGTAGTAGCAAGCAACACACCCACAGCAGGCATGCGTTTAGCAGGCGTGTTCGGTGGTGTTGAATACACCGACGCCTCTGGCCGTCGTACTGTCAGCAAATGGTTTGGTCCCGCTTTGGGCACCGCCTCTGACATCGTAATGTGGATTTTCATGGACCCAGAAATTGTGTATGAGATTCAAGCCAACGGCTCAATCGCTAACACAAAAGTGGGACAAGAATTTAACTTCACAGCAGTGACATCTGGTCAAATCATCGGCAACGGTGGTCTGGGCACTTCAACTGCCGCGATGTTAACCACAGACGTGGCTGTAGGCACACAAGCACAAGTTCAAGTTACTGGTCTCGGCCGTGACATTAACAACGCTTGGGGTGATACATACACGATTGTCCAAGTCAAGCTCGCTAACGATGCGTTCGTTGCCGCTAACGTCGAATAACTAAAGAAAGGAAGTAGCACATGGCAACCCCAATGCGCAGTACGGACTTTAGAGCGGTAGTCGAACCTATCCTCAATGAAGTCTTTGATGGTGTATACCAACAACGCGATGACGAGTGGAAGGGTTTCGTTACCCAGATCACCGGCATTCCCCGCAACTATCACGAAGAAGTGATGCTGTTCGGTATGAACACAGCCCCTGAGATGCCTGACGGTACACCCGTTTCGTATGACCAAGGCGGTACTTTGTTCATTACCCGTTTCATCTATAAGATCTATGGTTTGGCATACGCCATGACCAAAGTCTTGATGGAAGACGGCGATCACATTCGTATCGGCTCGACTTTCTCGAAGCACTTGGCTCAGTCCATGATCGAGACAAAAGAGACATTGTGTGCAAACTTGCTGAACTTTGCGTTCACTGCCGGCTATGTCGGTGGCGACGGTAAAACATTGATCGCAAATGACCACCCAATCTCCCAAGGTCGTTCTTTCAGCAACCAGTTGTCTACAGCGGCCTCACTTTCACAGACATCTGTGGAACAGTTGCTGATTCAAATCCGCTCTGCGGTGGACAACAACGGTAAGCGTATTCGCCTGAAGGCGGACCAGCTCGTGGTGCCTCCTGCTTTGGAATTCCAAGCAGAAGTTATCTTGAAGTCTGTCCTCCGCTCCGGTGGCGCTGACAACGATCTGAACCCTATCAAGTCTACTGGCATGTTGCCAAACGGCGCCCACGTGGTGACTCGTTTGTCTTCAAGCAAGGCTTGGTTCATTCAGACCGACGCTGAAAACGGTTTGATGTTGGTTATGCGTCGTCCCTTGGAGCGTAGCTCTGAAGGTGACTTCGAGACCGACAGCATGCGTTACAAGGCCTCTGAGCGTTATGCTACAGGTTGGCACGATCCCCGTAATATGTACGGCACGATCGGTTTGTAATCGCAGACCTAGCCGGGTGTAAAGAAACCCGGCACCCTAAACGCCTCACCTGCAAAGGTGGGGCGTTTTTGTTTGTAAATATGGGTAATTCTGTGTAGGAGCCTTAATCAGCACTGACCCGTATGGCTCACGGGCGGACGCCATAGAGACAGTGCTGTAATCTTTCTATGGAAAGTAAATCAAATGTCAGTAACTTTTAACACCCCCATCCGCGTTTTCAAGCGCAACAACCCCACCAACGACGGCGTAATCGCCCCCGATAACACCGGCGCGGTCCAGTGTGCTCAACAAGACTACATTGCCCCTATCACGGCAACCCGCCTTGCTGGTGCAATTCCTGTTTTTGCTGTTGGCACAACCACAGCGGCCCCCGTTGTAATCCCCGCCGGCGCAATTGTTAACCACATTTTCTTCATGCAAACTTCAGCGCCTTCAGCGTTGACAGGCGGCGTGATCACTGTGGCGATTGCTGGCGTTGACGTCGGTACAATTACCCCAACAACCTCTGGTGGCCGTATTGGTATTGCTTTCACTAACTCTGCCGCAGTGGCCACTGTGTTGAACAACGTTGGTTCAACCGACGCAACTGTCACGTTCACCGCAACAGCCATTACAGCCATTACAGGCACCTTGGCCGGCACGTTTGACATCCAGTACACATCACGTAACCCTGACGGTTCTATCATTGCCTACGGCGCTGGTTACACCAACAACTAAGGACTGACATGCGTCAAGTAACAGTTGGAGCGGACGTTCTCGTCCCGATCGACCAGTACATAGCGCCGGTCAACGTTTCTTACGTTGCCACCGGCGGTGGTACCGTTCAGATCTCTTACACAGACCCATTTCCACTGGACGCGCAAGGGTACCCTGTACCCACCGCCCCAGTGATGACTTGGGTATCAGCGCCAGCCAGCCCTATCGTGAACCAGCCTTTCCGGGCTATTCAGGTAACTGGCGGCACTAACTCCACGCTTACTGTAATTCAAGCCGGAGTTCGTTAATGGGTAACGCCTTTTACGGCGGCCTTTATTGCGATACGCACGGACAGCCTGTGCTGTCCGTTGCGATATGCGACCGATGTAGCCGCAAACTACCATATTCCATGCTTCGGGAAGACCCGAACTCGCCCGGACTTATGGTATGCCCTGATGATGTGGACCAGTTTGATCCATGGCGCTTGGCGGCAATTCAAACCGAAAATATCACACTCAGGCACCCAAGGCCTGATGTTTCCGTTGCCATTCCGGGTAAGGGCGGTCTTATTATCAACGCGCCCAACGTGGCAAATGTCAACCAAGGCCCCAACATGCTTGGTGACGGCACGGGTAATTCAATGACCCCCGCAACGTACGGCAACACATCTAGCACACCTACACCCGGCGACCTTGAGGTAACATAAAAATGGCTGACATAAGCATACTCCAATTACCACCGGCAACGTCTGTAGGCGCAAACGACGTCACGGTTATTGTTCAAGACGGCATCACTAAAAAAGCCGCCGTCACGGTATTTCAAAATGGCATCGTTGGACCACAGGGCCCCGCAGGGCCACAGGGACCACAGGGCACCCCCGGCGCCACAGGAGCCACAGGAGCCACAGGAGCACAAGGCCCCGGCGGACCACAAGGCGCACAAGGCGTGCCCGGTATACAGGGCTTACAAGGCCCCGTTGGCCCACAGGGTTCACAGGGACCAACTGGCGCGGCGGCAACGGCCACGGCCGGCTCTACAACAACAGGGCTTCCGGGGTCTTCTGCCTCGGTTGTTAACGTCGGCTCAACGTCGGCCGCTGTTTTTAATTTTACAATCCCCCGTGGCGATCAGGGTCCCTCTGGACCACAGGGCATAGCAGGCCCCGGCGTGGTTCCCGGCGGCACCGCAGGTCAGGTGTTGATTAAGCAAAGTAGTGTTGACTACGCAACAGCGTGGGGCGCGGTAACTGGCGGCTTGTCATATTTAGGTTTTTGGAACGCGCTTACCAACACCCCCACACTGGCATCAAGCGCAGGAACTAACGGCAACTATTACGTTGTCAGTGTTGCAGGAACAACCAACCTAAATGGAATTACAGACTGGCAGGTTGGTGACTGGGCTATTTATAACGGTACAGCGTGGCAAAAGATTGACCAGAGTAACTCAGTTACATCTGTTAATGGTTATACAGGCGCCGTCAATCTTTTATATTCCGACGTGGGTGCTCCTTCAGTTTCAGGCATAAACGCAACAGGCACTTGGGGTATTGGAATTACAGGCAACGCCGGCACTGTAACAAACGGCGTGTACACCACAGGCAGTTATGCAGACCCATCTTGGATCACGTCTTTAGCAACAACCAAGCTTAGTGGAACAGTAACCAACGCGCAACTAGCAAACAGCCAGATTACACTAGGCACAACCAGTATTGCTTTGGGTGCCACGTCCTTGGCCCCCGTAGGTTTGACGTCTATTACTTTGACGCAAGACCCCACAACCGCGTTTCAAGTTGCAACTAAACAGTACGTAGACACTTTGGTGTCATCCGGCATTACGTACCACGCACCAGTCAAGTACGAGGTTCCTAATTCTACAGGGAATTTGAACGCTACGTATAACCAACCCGGCGGCCCCGGAGTGGGTGTTAATGCCACACTGACTAATGCAGGGGCGCTTGTAGCTTTTGCACCAGACGGCCCTACCGCGTCTATTGGCGATCGTATTCTTGTTTATAACCAGACCAATGCTTTTGAGAACGGTGTTTACACAGTTACAACTGTAGGAAATGGTTCAACAGCTTGGGTGCTGACCAGAGCAACAGACGCAGACACCTACGCACTAAAGAGCCCTAATGGTTTAGGCAACGGTGACGCGTTCTTTATCACATCTGGTATCAGTGGTGCGGGTGAAACGTATGTATGCAACACTGTTGGTGTGATCACGTTTGGTACAACAGCAATTACTTTTGCTCAAATATCGGCTTCACAGGTTTACTCCGCTGGCACGGGTTTGACACTGACAGGCACAACCTTCAGCATCTCTAACACCGCAGTAACCGCCGGCGCGTATGGTTCAGCGTCTTCTGTCGGCACGTTTACAGTCAACGCACAAGGCCAGCTAACCCTTGCAGGTAACACCGCTATTGCAATTGCCGCGTCTCAAGTAACATCTGGCACGCTTGCGGTTGCTCAAGGTGGCACAAATTCAACAGCCACACCTACCGCTGGCGGAGCTAGTTACGGCACAGGAACGGCATACGCTTTTACCGCGGCCGGCACAGCGGGTCAGGTATTGACTTCTAACGGGGCAAGTGCACCCACATGGTCTGGCATTTCAGGAGGCACGTTCTAATGGACTCGCAAGACCTATTCAACGCGGCTATAACACTCTCTGGTGCATTTGGGGGCTGGATCTTGAAAACAATTTGGGACGCCATCAAAGACCTCAAGACAGAGGTTAAAGAACTAAACCGCGAGGTCAACCAAGATTTTGTAAGACGCGAAGACTTTAAAGACTCGATCGGCGAGATTAAAGAGATGCTCAATAAGATTTTTGATAAGTTGGACAACAAGGCAGACAAGTGAAATGGGCAATTTATTTTTTGCTTGTTTTTTTCTTGTTGGTTTTGCCGGGTGCATCAAGCCAAGCCTCTAAAACAGAATACCGTTGTGTTCGTTGGGCGTGGTCAGGAGATGTGTTTAACCGCAAAACCATTTGTCTTGAATGGAAAAAGAAATGATAGACCCCATAACGGCGCTAGCAGGACTACAGAGTGCAATCAATGTAGTCAAAAAGGCCAGCAAGGTTGCGAATGACCTAGCTGGCTTGGCCCCGTCTATTGCCAAGATGTTTGACGCCAAAAGCACCGCCACTAAGGCGATGCTTCAGGCAAAGCGCACTGGCGGTAAATCCAACCTTGGCGCGGCGCTACAGATTGAGATGGCCTTGGATGAGGCTAAGAGATTTGAAGAACAGCTAAAGATGCTGTTCATGCAAGCTGGCCGAATAGACGTGTGGAATGCGACCAAGGCACGGCAAGCTGAAATGGATCGAGATGACGCCAAAGCAATGGCTGAGTTAAAGGCAGAAGAGAAGAAGCGCAAGGAAGCCGAGCAAGAGCAGATGGAGTGGGCAGTTGCGATTGTTGTGCTCGTGATGCTCGTCGGCGCAATTGGTTGGGGCATTAACGAGATTGCCGAGTTCTGTGCCAATACAAGGTGTGGTCGGTGAATGAGTACCAAAAACAGTTTGACCTCTTCCTCAAAGTCTTTGTCAGGCTGTGTATTGCTTGGTGGGTGCTTGGCCTGCTCCAGTATTTGCCTGACGAGTTGGCGGGCAAAATTGTAGATAAACTTCTTGGAATGATTGGACTTTAAATGCTAACACTACTCTCAACCCTTATCTCTTTTTTGATGGGTGGTTTACCCAAAATTCTTGACTTCTTTCAAGACCGTGCAGATAAAAAGCATGAGTTAAACCTTGCCCAGATGCAGATACAGCGTGAACTAGAATTACGCAAAGCAGGCTTTGAAGCCCAAGAGCGTATCGAGCATATCAAGTCAGAACAGCTTGAAACAGAGAGCGCGGCTAACACCAAGCAGGTTCTGATCGGCGCTCAACAAGCCGAGATGCAGTCCATCTACGCACATGATACGGCCTTGAACGAGGGCACATCCACATGGATGAAGAACCTTCGCGCTTCTGTTCGCCCTGTTATCACATACGGCTTTTTCTTCTTGCTGGTGTTTGTTGACGTTGGCCTGTTTGTCTATGGTTGGAGCCGTGGCGTGCCGTTCACAGAGTTGGCCGAGATGCTGTGGGACCCTGAGACACAAGCCTTGTTTGCCAGTATTATTGCTTTCCACTTTGGCGGCAGAGCGTTTGGCAAATGAAAATATCAGTTAAGTGCCTGCACATGATTCGCCATCACGAGGGCGTGAGGCAGAATCCCTACAAATGCCCTGCAAAGCTGTGGACTGTGGGTGTGGGGCACGTTATGTTCCCAGAGCAGGGTAAGCTCAAGATAGACCAGCGGGACGCCTTTGTGCCCCCGCCAGAGGCCATGCGTAAACACTCAATGGAGGAAGTCGATGCAATACTTAGGGCAGACCTTGCTCGGTTTGAGAAAGGCGTGGCTACTTATTGTCCTGTGCCTCTTACTCAAGGACAGTTTGACGCGCTGGTATCATTTGCCTTTAACGTGGGTCTAGGGACGCTCCAGAGGTCAACCCTGCGTCAAAAGGTGCTTCGTGGCGACATGGAGGGCGCGGCGGAAGAGCTTTTGAAATATTGCATGGCCGGGGGTAAAGTTCTCAAGGGCCTGCAAAAGCGCAGAATTGACGAACGCGCTGTGTTCTTGTCATAGGGCGAAGGTGTTTGTTTTTATGGGTAATTATCTATAGGAGCGTAACAACATGGCACGAGCACACGACAAACCTATTCCCCGTAAAACCACGGGAAAAGACAAAACGTACAACCCCACCGACAAGGGTGCGGGCATGACGGCTAAAGGCCGTGCCGAGTATAACGCCAAGAATAATTCAAACTTGAAGCCCCCCGCGCCAAACCCCAAGACCAAGGCAGACGCGGGCCGTAAAGCAAGTTTTTGTGCAAGGATGGAAGGCGTTGTGGCCAAGTCTAAAGGACCTGCAGAACGCGCTAAAGCCTCTTTGAAGAGTTGGAATTGCTAATGAAACCCGGACTATACGCAAACATTCACGCAAAACAGGAACGTATCAAAAAGCAAAAAGCCCAAGGGCTTCCTGTTGAAACAATGAGAAAACCCGGCACCAAGGGTGCACCAACAGCGCAGGCGTTCAAAGACTCTGCTAAAACAAAAAGGAAATAACATGGCCTCTAACTACAAACCCCGCATCGACCACTCTAAAAAAGACCACGAGTCTGACATGGAGCAAGACAAGAAGGTCGTTAAAAAAGCAATTGCAATGCACGACAAGCAAGAGCACCCCGGCGAAAAGACAGATTTGTCCAAGCTCAAAAAGGGCGGTCGCGCCAAGATGAAGGGCACTGTGCGTACGTACAAGGCCGGCGGTTTGACCGGTGTTAAGAGCATTGACAAACAACCTAACGCAAAAAGCCCCAAGAAGACTGTTGAGAAGTACAACATGGGTGGCGCGTGCTAAATGCCCATCAAGTCTAAGTCACAGGAACGCTTGATGCAGGGGGTGGCTCACTCCCCCGAGTTTGCCAAAAAGGTAGGCATCAAGCAGTCTGTGGGTAAAGAGTTTGTGAAAGCAGGCCCCGCTCAGAAGAAACTTCCAGAGCGCATTAAGAAAAAATAATGGCAAGTAATTACGACAACACCTCGAACACAACTGCGCAGACCGTTATCACGGTCGACCAGTTGATCTCGTTCGCGTACAGCGAGGCGGGCAAGCTGGCCGAGGAGTTGACGCCAGAGTACATCAACCGTGCCCGTCAGGCGCTTTGGTACATTCTGATTAACCTGTCTAATCGCGGCGTTAACCTGTGGTTGTTGGAATACATTGTGATGGGCAGTTCTGCCCAGACGCGCCAGTACGAAATGCCGCGCGGCACCGTGGACGTGCGCGAGGCCAACTACCGTTTAATGACACGCCCAAGCACCGTGTCAGACACCACAGGCGGCGCGTTCAACACAAACAACATTGACCTAGAGTACACGATTGCCGCGGGTGGTTCAGCAACAGCCACGTACAACGCAACACGCTTTTTGAGCGCCGGTTTCTATTCTGATACACGCAACGTGACACTGAACGTTGAATACAGCTACGACGGCATTACTTGGGTTGCGCTCACAACAGTGACAAACAGCGCCGCCAACCCGTGGGGGTACACGCAGATTGACGGGTCTCCACAGGCTATCTTTTGGCGTTTGCGCAACACCTCGGTGGTTGCTGTTAAGGTACGCGCTATCTCTTTGGCCTCGGTTCAACAAGACGTGCCGATGGCGCGCTTGAACCGTAACGACTACTACAGCCTACCAAACAAAGACTTTATGAGCAACCGTGCTCTGCAGTACTGGTTTGATCGTCAGGTAACACCTATTATCAATTTGTGGCCTGTGCCGCAAAATGCGTTTCAGACGTTCCAATTTATCATTGAGATGCAACCACAAGATGTGGGCAAGCTCACAAACGAGATTGCTATTCCAGACCGTTGGGTCCCTGCTATTCAGGCCCAGTTGTCACACAGGGTGGCCAAGCTGTTGCCCGGCATTGACCCTGCAAGAATCAACATGCTGAAACAAGACGCCGCAGAGGCCACGTTGTCGGCTGAAGATGAGGACCGTGATAAGTCCCCAATCTATTTCCGCCCCAACATTAGTTATTACACTCGATAAGGAACCATTCAAATGGCTCAAGCAGGATTTACACCAATTCAACTTTATTTCAGCACCACAGCGGCGGCTGTACCTTTAGCGGCAAACCTTGCGCAAGGCGAGTTGGCAATCAACATCACCGACGGCAAGCTGTATTACGAGAACAATTCTGGTGTTGTGACGTTGCTTGCTTCAGCCGCTGGTGCTTCTGGCGATGTGGTTGGCCCAGCCTCCGCAACAGATAATGCTTTGGCAAGGTTTGACCTCACCACAGGCAAACTGATTCAGAACTCTGTTGGCATTTTGAGTGATGCAGGTGTTTTGACTGGTCTGACTGGCATCACATCCTCTGGCTCCATCACGTTTTCTAGCCTGACCTCTGGTCGCGTTCCTTATGCCACCACCGCTGGCTTGCTGACTGACTCTGCAAACCTGTTGTACTCTGGTACTGACCTGACTGTTTATGGTCTAACTGTAGGCCGTGGTGCAGGTGCTGTGTCCACCAATACTGCGGTGGGTGCTAGTGCTTTGGCGGCTAATACGACTGGCGGTAGAAATACTGCGCTTGGAAATGAATCGTTATTTAGCAACACAACAGGCAACAATAACCTTGCTGTTGGTGGCAGAGATGATAGTGCTTGGACTCCTTTGTATTCCAACACCACTGGTTCAAATAACGTGGCGGTTGGCAATGCGGCATTGTCAAGAAACACCACAGCATCAGCCAACACTGCTGTAGGTTACCAAGCGGCATACAGCAATACGACAGGCGCGCTTAATACTGCCGTTGGTGCAGGTGCTTTGTATAGCAACACAACAGGTGCTAGTAATGCTGGTTTAGGTGTAGACGCATTATTGGCTAATTCAACAGGTTCGTTTAACACAGCAATTGGCAGACAATCTCTTACTTCCAACACCACAGCATCTAACAACACTGCTGTAGGTTATCAGGCTGGTTACAGTAATACTACTGGTGATAGGTTGTCTGCTTTTGGTATGCGGTCTTTGTTAGCAAACACAACTGGTACTCGTAATGCCGCATATGGAATGGATTCGTTGACAACAAATACAACGGGTTCGTACAACACTGCGTTGGGCACTGAATCTCTAGCCTCTAACATCACAGGCGACCAAAACACTGCAACTGGCTATCAAGCCTTGTATTCCAACACTACTGGATTCAATAATGTGGCGTATGGATATTTGTCATTGTTTTCAAATACAAGTGCGGCTGACAATGTGGCCTATGGCGTTTCGTCTATGCTTTCTAACACGACAGGCACTGGCAACGCAGGACTAGGTCGCTCTGCACTCCGTGAAACCACAACAGGAAATTACAACACTGCTGTAGGTATGGATGCACTTCGCCTCAACACCACAGCATCTAACAATACTGCTGTAGGTTATCAGGCGGGTTATTCCAACACGACTGGTACTGGCGTAACGGCTGTTGGCGCAACCGCTCTAAAAGCAAACACAGCAACTAACGTAACTGCTGTTGGGGCTTTTGCGGCACAAGCAAATACAAGTGGGGTTGAGAATGCCGCATTTGGCTCTTACTCACTGTATAACAACACGACGGGCGCAGACAACACGGGCATTGGACATTATGCGCTTGTAACCAACACAACGGGTTCAAGCAATACGGCTTTGGGCGCTAACGCTCTCCAGTCCAACACCACAGCATCTAACAACACTGCTGTAGGTTATCAAGCGGGTTATAGTAATACTGTGGCAGACAATGCCTTCTTCGGTTGGAGGTCTGGCTACAGCAATACCACTGGTACGCCAAACGCCTTCTTCGGCGTGCAGTCTGGTTATAGCAATACCACAGGCACTAGCAACACTTTTATTGGGCAATCTTCCGGTTACTTTGTGACCACAGGTTCCAAGAACACAATCCTCGGCGCCTACACAGGCAACCAAGGTGGCCTAGACATTCGCACAGCAAGCAACTACATCGTGCTGTCTGATGGGGATGGGAATCCACGGGGCATATTTGATTCAAGCGGAAGGATGATAATTAACGGAACTGGTCAAATATACTCTTCAACTCTTTCGCTTTTTAGATCAGGTAATTCTTATAACTTAGCTTCTAACGTTTCTAGCACGGGCAATGAAGGCCATGTAGTTTTTGAAAACGGGAATGGCGCTGTTGGTACAATTTTTACAAACGGCTCTTCAACTGCCTACAACACATCATCTGACTACCGCCTGAAAAACTCTGTTGCACCCATGACAGGGGCGTTGGCTAGAGTGGCTCAACTTAAGCCTGTAACTTACAAATGGAATGCAGACAGTTCTGATGGTGAAGGCTTTATTGCTCATGAGTTGGCAGAAGTTGTACCCCAATGCGTGACAGGTGAAAAAGATGCTGTAGACGCTGACGGAAAACCGCAGTACCAAGGTATTGATGTGTCATTTTTGGTGGCTACATTAACAGCCGCAATTCAAGAGCTTAAAGCAGAATTTGATGCCTACAAAGCATCGCACCCTTAATTAACTGAAAGGAAAAATCATGACTATTGAAACACAAACCCCAACCGCAGAAGAAATTGCTCGTCACTACAGTGCCGCAATGGACTCAGTAAATCTGATTAACGCAGGACAGCCAGAAGGCATGACTGCTGAAGATTGGGCTGACACTGTTGCTCGCAACAAAGAGCACCTCAAGATCATGCTGGCTAAAGACTTCTGGACAACAGAAAATTTAGCGCCACTGCAAGCCGCATCAGCATAACGGGAAGCCACCACCCGACCTTGGTGGCGCATTAAAGGAAACATCATGGGAAAAAATGAAAAGACCCCTGTGACAATCGACGGCGTAGAGTACAAGTTTGAAGACATGACACAGCAACAGCAGATGTTGCTCAACCATGTTGCTGACTTGGATCGCAAGTTGGATTCAGCAAGATTCAACGTGGATCAGTTGCAGGTAGGCAGAGAGGCGTTTTTCAAAATGTTGAAAGACTCTTTGGAAGTAGAGCCTGAGAAAGAGTAAATAGATGACCGCACAAACGATGACGTATGACAGCCTCGTGGAGGATGTCAAAAGATACTGCGAGCGTAATGACGCGTCGTTTGTGGAACAGATCCCGCGCCTTATTATGCTCACTGAGCAGAGTATTGCCGCGGAGATCAAAACCCTTATGCAGTTGAACGTGGTCAACACCACGCTCACGGTGAACGACCCAGTTTTGCAAAAGCCCGTGCGTTGGCGCAAAACAGTCAGCATGAAAGTTAACGGACAGCCAATATTGAACAGGTCCATGGACTACGTCACGCAGTTCCAGTCAGAGTCACCCACAGGCCAGCCCTTGTACTACGGCGACTACGACTACGACCACTGGGCTGTTGCGCCAATTCCAAACGACGACTACACGGTTCAAATGATTTACTATAGCCGCATTCAGCCGCTAGACATTGAGAACCAAGAGAATTTATTAACACGCGAGGCCCCACAGGCCTTGTTGTTTGGCACGTTATTACAAACCCAAGGGTACCTAAAGAACACGGATAAACTGGCCGTATGGAAAGGGTACTACGACGCCGCAATCGCCGCGCTCAAGGGTGAGGACCAACGCCGCATGGTTGACCGCAACGCCGTCAGACAGGAACCTTAATGACAACATACACATCCCCATTTACAGGCAACGTCATCCAGCCAACAGACGTCAGTTACGCTGGCGTTGCGTTGACTGGTACACTGCAACTGTACTGGCCACAGTACGTCAACGCGGGCCAGCAGGTTGCCGCGCGCATCATGGACATACAGGCCACCGCGGGCTCTATTCTTGTCCTGCCCGACGCCACACAGGCCTCTGTTGGCCAAGATATTCTGATCCGCAACACAGGCGCTAACTCGTTCACAGTACAGCGTTTTGGTGGCACAGGCTCGTTTACTGTGGCCTCTGGAGCGGCGCAGTACACCTACATCACAAGCAACACCACGCAGGCAGGCGTGTGGGCCGTTATAGCGTTTGGAACAGGCACGTCCACAGCAGACGCCGCCTCGCTCGCTGGGGTCAGCACGGTGGCCCTTTTAGGCAAGCTAGAGTCTGCGTTCATTACCAACGAGTACGTTTCAGTACCAACAATTAACGCGGCCTCCCGCGGCTCTTGTTTTGTGTGGACCGGCGGCGCCAGCACGTGGACCCTGCCCGCGGTGTCTAACTTATCAGAGGGTTGGTTTATTCTGGTGCGCAACAACGGCACCGGCGCACTCACAATAGCAACAAGCGCTGTTGGCTCGACCATTGACAGCCTGTCTACAATTACCCTGCCGCTTGGTGACTCGTGTTTTATTTGTATAAACAGAGACCCGGCCAAACAAGACTTCTTTACCGTGGGTCGTGGCCGCCCCAACAGCTTGACGTTCTCGTCTGCCACGTACGACGTGGACACTGTGGCCGGCGCAACACTAAGCCTGATCACCAGCACGCCGTTGATCCAACGCTTCACGGCACTAAGTGGTTCGCGCACAACCAGTCTCTTGGTTCAGTTGCCCGCCGTGACGCAGGTGTACTACCTGCTTAATGACACCAACCAAAGCGGCTACAACATTAACTTCCAAGTGCAAGGAAGCGCGCAGGCCCCTTTTAGCCTGACCAACAACTCACAGGCGATTGTGCTCAGTGACGGCACCAACATCTACCCGTTGATCCAGTCCAACATCGGCCAGTTGATTGTGAACCGCGGCACCGCGGCGTCCCCTGCGTTCACCTTTGCTTTGGACCCCGTGACGGGCATGTATTCACCCAACAACTCACAGCTTGGTTTTTCTGTGGCTGGCACCAACATCGCAACCATGGACGGCACGGGCGGCGTGGGTAACTTTGTCACCACCTTTGTGGGCCGCGTTCAGGCTAACCTAATCTCTGGTGGGGCGTTCTGATGGCGGGGGGTCAAGAGCCGTCTAAAATCTTTACGCTTTTTGTCAAGCCCGGCATCAAGCGGGACGGCACGCTGTTTGAAACCGACGAGTTTAGTGACGGTATGTGGACGCGCTTTCAGCGCGGCAAGGCTAAAAAGATTGGCGGCTACCGCCAAATGTTTGCCTCCCCAACGGGCGTTCCCCGTGGGTTAATAACCAACACACAGAACGGCGTTAACTACATCTACGCCGGCAACTACAAAGGCATTGAGGTCTTTAACACCGGCACCGACCAAGGTGTGGGCGTGGGCCCTTTTCCTGTTGAATTCAACACGACGTATGTAGTCGTTCAAGTTAACACATCGCCACGAACGATACATGTTAAAGGCAACGTGGTTTCTTTGTTTCCAAACGGCACAACGTTTTGGGCGTACAACACCTCGGGTGTTCGCACCAACTACACAACAAACACAACACCAACGTATAACACACCCGGCAACTACACTGAACTACATTTAGTTTCTATCACAGGCATGCCCACCACGGTACCGTTTGAAATATATTTACCCAACGGCCTCACGTCTAACAATCAATACCTCTGGCAGTTTGACGTGGCGTTTGACTCCTCTGGCGCGGGTAATTCTAAACTGCTTGCACACCCCGGGCGCAACCTAGTAAACATCGACTCTGACGTTTTGACGTCACTGTACGCGGGTGACTTCTTACCAGACCCCACAACCGGCAGGTACGTGCTGACCCAAGTTGTGGACTCAGGCGGCGCAAACCCCACATACCTGCCCATTAACGCCAGTGGTGGTGTGGTGGTGTTACACCCGTTTATTTTTGTGTACAGCAACTACGGCGGCCTGCGCAACAACAACGTGTCTTTCACCTCTGGCACGGCCTCGGTACAAACCTTCAACGACTGGAACGGCACGCTGGCCAACGACGTGAACGTGGCGGCAGGCAAGATTGTTAAGGGCTTCCCTGTGCGCGGCGGTACCGCGTCCCCCTCTGGCCTGTTTTGGGCCACAGACTCTTTGGTACGCGCTTCCTTCACGGCAACAGCACCCTACTACTGGCGCTACGACATTGTTGCAAGCCAGATCTCTATCATGTCTTCTAGCTCGGTTGTCGAGATGGACGGCGTTTATTTTTGGATGGGTGTTGACCGGTTCTATCTGTACAACGGCTCTGTAAAGGTACTGCCTAACGACAAGAACGTTAACTATCTGTTTGACAACATTAACTTTGCACAGCGCCAAAAGGTGTGGGCAACCAAGATTCCTCGCTACAACGAGATTTGGTTCTTCTACCCGCGTGGCACTGCAACAGAGTGCACAGACTGTATTATCTACAACGTTAAAGACCAACTCTGGTACGACGCGGGTGAGGCAGAGGGCGCACGCAGGTCTTGCGGATACGTGACCGAGGTGTTCCCAAGACCCATTTGGGCCGACTGGCAGTTCAGTGGTCGCCTTGGTATTAACTATACTTTAACGTACGGCCCTAACCGCGCAACAGCGCCGGTCACAACGGCCTATCAGGTTATTGCGCCGGGTGATTTGACAACCAACCCCGCAGGCTCGTTCATGGTTTTTAACCAGACACTGGACCCAACGTTCATGTCTGCCAACCAGATCACCGCGGCGGTGTTTACTAATAACGCCTCTGGCGGATACACCACCATTACGTTTGCCAACACCGTGGCCGCTGGTGTGGTTGCTGGTAGCACCATGACGCAGGCAACCGGTGGTTACGTTATTTGGGAACAAGAGTTCGGCAAGAACAAAGTTACAGACGTAGAAGAGTTTGCAGTTGACGCGTTTGTTGAAACCTGTGACATTAGTTTTGTCGGCGGCACGCCCGCATCAGACGACGCTATTGGCATTAACAGGCGCATGCACCTAACACGTATTGAGCCGGATTTTAAGCAGGTGGGAGACATGGAGTTGACTGTTGTCGGCAGGCCCTTTGCTAACGGTGAAATAGAAGAGAGAGGCCCATTTGTGTACACAGACAGCGACGGTAAGATTGACCTGCGTACCGAATTCCGCCTGATTAACCTTCGCTTTAGAAGTAACACAATTGACGGCGACTACGAAATGGGTCGCATACTGATCACGGCCGAACTTGGCGACGAGCGTCCCTAATGCAACTCATTGAGTTTTTGCCGGACTACAACACGTGGGAAGACTGGAACGGGCAACTGGTCCACTACTTTGGGGAGCAGTCTTTTTCTGTTTTGCCTGAAGACCGGTGGCGCGAGGTTGCGCAGTCTGTTGCCGTTAATCCTGTGTTTGATAAGTACTCTGTACCAGACCCCGCGGCGTTTGAAAACTGGCAAGATTGGGCTCTCTCGTTGATTCTAGGCGTCAACGGCGACGGGGCATAAACACCTCAATTTGTGGGTAATTCTCTTTAGGAATACCCAAACCAATACACACAAATGGCACTCGAAAGATCATACAGAGCGACTTTTCAAGACACAGGAGATGACTTCGGTGGCTTGTCGTTTTTGGATTCTGGTTTTACGCCTGAGTTTTTTAATCCCGCACCACAACCTACATACCAGCCGCCTGTAGCACCAGCGGGAATGGGTCTGGAACAAGGCTATAACGAGAATGTTACGCCTGCACAACCTGCATATACACCCGCCCCAGAAATTGATTACTTTGCACAGCAATTTGAACCAGATCGATTTGCATCTATTCAACCACCAAGCCGATACAACATCTCTTCACCAGATGTTCAGGCGCAAGTCTATGCACAACAAGAAGCCGCAAGACAGGCTCAGTTAGCGCAAGAGGCTGAACAACAAAGACAGGCTCAGTTAGCGCAAGAGGCTGAACAACAAAGACAGGCTCAGTTAGCGCAAGAGGCTGAACAACAAAGACAGGCTCAGTTAGCGCAAGAGGCTGAAGCACAAGCCAGAGCACAGGCTGAAGCACAAGCCAGAGCACAGGCTGAAGCGCAAGCCAGAGCACAGGCTGAAGCACAGGCTGAACAACAACGTCAGGCTCAGTACCAAGCCGAACAACAGGCTTATGAAGACCAACAGCGAACTTACAGAGAAAATCAATTCCGCCAAGAAGAACTTCGCGCACAGAATGCCGCTAGGTTAGCCGCAGAACAAGAAACCGCAAGGCAAGCTGAAGCACAGGCAGAACAACAAAGACAGGCCCAGTTAGCTCAAGCACCCGCAGGCGGATTGCCTGTAACCGGAGCGCTTGCAAACGAAACTTTGGCATTAGGTGACAACGAAAGCGGTGTAAGAACTGCTGGTCTTGATTCTATTGATAAAAGAAGTACAGGCTTAGAAAAAAGCACTGAAGTTGTTCAAACTCCAGAAGACAAAAAGATTGCTGAAATATCTAACAGGTTGGCTGACCAAATTCTTGGTCAAAAATTAACCGACAAATGGTCTGGTCAGGGACTTGGTTCAGCCGAAGCAAATGCCCGTGACATGGCCAAGATTTTGGCGGGTATTGGAATTACTGACATCAATCAGTTTGGCCCTATAACTCGTGAAGTTCAAAAGATAGTTGGTTACGAGGATTGGGGTGACCCAATTTATCAGACTGTAACTGAGCAAACCTATGGAAATAAGCTAACAGGTCAAGCAGTTCCAAACACGTATAGCGAACGCCAGACAGGTAATTTCTTTGGTGGCACTTACGCAGGTAAAGGTAATACTGGGTACGGTGTTTACTTTGATGAAAAGGGCAACCCTCAGTTTTATACACAGGGCGCATCTAGTAGTGACCTTGATAAGATACAACCACTCTTAACACTTGCGTCATTTGTTCCCGGTCTTGCCCCGTTTGCCATGGCGGCAAACGCCGCAATCTCTGCAAGCCAAGGCAACTGGGCCGGCGCTATTTTAAGCGGGTTAGGTGCGGCTGGTCAGTTTGCTAACGCCACCGTGTCTCAAATTGACGCGCTGACTAAAGCCGGTGATTTTGCTGGCGCTAACGCACTGTACCAAAGCAGTATGCTTGCGCAAAACGCAGGTGCTATTAACACAGCAAGAACTATTGCTAGTGGACTGAACGCGCTTGATCAAAAAAATATTGCTGGCGTTGTAAACGCAGGGCTTACATTAGGCGGCGTGGGTGTTCCTCCAGAAGTAAGAACGGCGGCCACATTGTTTAACGCGGCATCGGCAATTGGAAGTGGCGACACAGCAGGGTTGCTAGACGCCGCGTCTTCCTTAACAGGTAGCAGTGACGCAAAATTAGCCTCGTCGGCTTTAAGACTTAAAACCGCGGTTGAGTCTGGTGACTTTAACGCAATCGCAAACGCCACAATGGATTTTAAAACAGCCGTTGATTCATCAACAAAAGACAACACGGCGTTCAACAAATTTAAAAATGTATTAAAAGCGGGCGGCTCTTCTGACGACGCGTTCGCCGCGGCCAGTAAGGTGACAGGCGGGGATGGAGATGGAGACGGGGATGGTAATGTTAACCAGTTCAATACCGCAATAGCAGGCGTCACACCAACAACGCTTACTCAAGATTTGCCCGCGGACGGCGACTACGCTAAAGCGGCCGAAAGCCTTATACAACAATACGATGTTGCTGGACTGGCTTTGCCTGTAGGACAACCCGGCGGAGTAAGCGCGCCCGCAACAGCGCCGCTATTGCGTTTGGTCCAAGCGGCGGCAAACGATCCTAATTACTCGTCAAAGCTTACTGCGTTAGAAAAAGTATTGACTGCCGCGGGAAGCTCTATTTCGCGTGTGTTGAACGCCGGTATTGCTCTTGGTACATATTCGCCATCTACCAACGCAGGAGAATACCAAGCATTACAACGTTTGCGCGAATCTGGAATGATTACGCTAGATGATGTGAACAGAGCTGGCGCAGGTCGAGGCGTTGTAAACCCCCCAAATGTAAAGCCGGACCCCGTAACAAGTCCTGCAACTAACAAACCTTATGTAGTACAGCCGGGCGATTATTCAGACACAACTGAACCAATTCAACCATGGCAAAACATCGACCCCACTTCTGGTTTGCCCGCGGTTAAACCACCGCCAGAAACAGAGCCGGAACCGGAACCTCCCGCAAATGATCCTGCGTTTGTGCCTCCTCCGGCCCCTATTACTACACCACCTTTTATTGCGCCTCCGGAGCCCCCCGCAAATGATCCTGCGTTTGTGCCTCCTCCGGCCCCTATACCTTTCGAGCCTCTTGTTGTCCCAAAAAGACCGCCCGCAAACGAGCCGATATTTGTGCCACCAACAAGGCCAGTGGTTCCTGCACCTGCCCCTGCCCCTGCGCCCGCTCCGGCTCCTGCACCTGCCCCTGCGCCCGCTCCGGCTCCTGCACCTGCCCCTGCGCCCGCTCCGGCTCCTGCACCTGCCCCTGCGCCCGCTCCGGCTCCTGCACCTGCCCCTGCGCCCGCTCCGGCTCCTGCACCTGCACCTGCCCCTGCGCCCGCTCCGGCTCCTGCACCTGCCCCTGCGCCCGCTCCGGCTCCTGCACCTGCCCCTGCCCCTGCTCCCGCTCCGGCCCCTGCTCCTGCACCTGCCCCTGCGCCCGCTCC